AGAAGGCTGCGCGTCTCGGCGTGGACAAAGCGACTGTTGTGAGATGGCGCGCCGATCACGAAGATTTTTGCAACGCCCTCGCACGCGCGTTGACGTTGTCGCAGGATTGGTGGGAAGAGCAGGGACAACGCGGAGTGAACGACAGAAATTTCAACGCGACGTTGTACAACAAAATCGTCGCGTCACGTTTCCGCGAAGACTACAGCGAGCGGCACGAGATTACGGGCGCAAACGGCGGCGCGATCAAGATCGAAGCGAAGCGCGTTGATGTTGAGAACATGGAAGAAGAGCAGATCGAGGCGCTTGAGAACGCGTTGTCGCGATTGAAGGTCGTCAACGGATGAACGTCGTTCTCTACAAAGGCGAGTACATCGATGTCGATGCGACGCTGCTTGCGATCAGCAAACGCAAATGCGAGTTGTCGCTCGCAGAGTTCATCAGACAGTCGTGGCATGTCGTTGAGCCGGGCCAGCCTTATGTGCATGGCTGGCATATCGATGCGATCTGCGAACATCTCGAAGCGATCACTGAAGGCGTCGAGTTCGAAGACGGATCTCTCTACAATCGCCTGTTGATTAACATCCCGCCGGGCACGATGAAATCTTTGACGGTCGGCGTGTTCTGGCCTGCGTGGGAATGGGGCCCATGCAACATGCCGCACATGCGCTACGTCTGCGCATCGCACACGCAAGATCTCGCCGTGCGCGACGGGCTGCGCATGCGCCGCCTGATCGAGAGCGAGTGGTATCAGGCGCGCTGGGGCGACCGCGTCTCGCTCACGAAAGATCAGAACCAGAAAACGAAATTCGAAAACACTGCGACAGGCTTTCGACAAGCAGCGGCCGCAGGCTCGATCACCGGCTCGCGTGGCGACCGCGTGATTATCGACGATCCGCATAGCGTCGAAGGCGCAAACAGCGATCAAATGCGCGCATCTACGTTGGAGTGGTTTCTTGAAGCGGTGCCGACGCGTCTCAACAATCCCGTCGAGTCCGCGATCATCGTCGTCATGCAGCGCCTGCACGAAGAGGACGTGAGCGGCGTCATCCTCGACAAGCAGCTCGGCTACGATCATCTCGTGCTGCCCATGCGATACGCCAATTGGCGCGATGGTCACACGACGATGATCGGCTTCCAAGATCCGCGCACAGAAGAAGGCGAGCTTCTATTCCCTTCGCGCTTCCCTCTCGAAGTCGTCGAGCGCGAAGAGCGCACGATGGGCCCATACGCGACCGCTGGTCAGTTCCAGCAAGAGCCCACGCCACGCGGCGGCGGCGTCATTAAGCGCGCGTGGTGGAAGACGGGGGAGCATAGCGACGGCATCTACCCGCCCATGGATTACGTTATCGCGTGTCTCGACACCGCGTACACGACGAAGACAGAGAATGACTATTCGGCGATGACTGTCTGGGGCGTGTTCACTGGCACGTCGGTCGAGACCTACAACAAATACGTTTCACGCGATGGTGATCTGTCTGATCTCGACGCGCGCTCGAACATGTTTGACGATGCTGCGCGCGTGAAATATGCGGCGAGAGATCCGCAGACAGTTGGCGCGCGCGTCATGCTGATGCATGCATGGGCCGAGCGCCTTGAGATCAACGAGCTCATTCAGAAGGTCGTGAAGACGTTCAGCTCGATGCGCATCAACGTCGATAAGCTTCTCATCGAGAACAAGGCCGCAGGGCATAGCGTCGCGCAGGAGATCAGGCGCGTCTACCAGCACCGCAACTTCATGGTGCAGATGTACGATCCCAAAGGCTTCGACAAGCTATCGCGCGTCTACAGCATCCAGCACCTGTTCGCCGAGGGGCTGGTGTATGCGCCAGACCGTGCGTGGGCCGACAAGGTGATCCACGAGTGCGAAATCTTCCCTAAGGGCAAGCACGACGACCTCGTCGATACGGTGAGCATGGCCTTGCGCCACTTGCGCGACATTGGCTTGCTGATGCGTGGCGAGGAGTTCGCGGCGGACCTTAGGGACAGCATGATGCACAAGGGCTCGCCGCCGCCCCCGCTTTATTCCGTCTGAGGGTGACATGAAAAGAATTCTTGCGAACGCAGTGGTGGACGTGAAACGCGAACCAACGCCTAAGGTGCTTGGCCAATTCCGCGTGGAGGTCTGGGGGCAGGAGCCGCACGACTTTGTGCGTCACTATGAAATACAGGCCAAATCCGATACAATAGCCGCACAAGAAGGATTACGCCGCTTCGTGGAAGAGATGGAGCACGCGGGTTCGAAAGAGGATTGACCATGGCTACACCCGGCCTGATGCCCAACCTGCGGCAGATCCAGCCTGAGCAGGAACCTATGTTCAGCGAAGGCTCTGAGATCATCATCGAAGCCGCGGACGAAGGCAGCGACCGGCCGGGCATGGACGACAAGGGCAACATCCTGACCATCGAGCATCCTGACGGCTCGATCAGCGTTACGCTGGACGGCTCGCCGATTGAACGCAGCGGTGCGTCGTCGTCTGAAGGATGGTTCGACAACCTTGTCGAGAAGATCGACGAAGGTGAGCTTTCGCGCATCAGCGATGACTTGCTGCGCGGCATCGAGGCGGACCTTGAGAGCCGGCGTGATTGGATCGAAGACCGCACGCAGGGCATCAAGCTTCTTGGCCTGAAGATCGAGATCCCGGGCGTGCAGGGCGCGAGCGATGGCGCGCCTGTCGATGGCATGAGCAAAGTGCGGCATCCGTTGCTGTTGGAGGCGGTGCTGCGCTTTCAGGCGAACGCGCGCAGCGAGTTGCTGCCGACTGACGGGCCTGTGAAGGTTCGCAATGATGATAACTTTTCTTATGCGCAAGAAGATCTGCTCGCTAATTATCTTGAGCGCGATCTTAATCATTATCTGACGAGCACTGCGACTGAGTATTACCCCGACACTGACCGCATGCTTTTCATGCTGGGGTTTGGCGGGTGTTCGTTCAAGAAGGTTTACTACTGCCCGCTGCGCAACCGGCCTGTGAGCGAGAGCGTTGATGCCGACGATTTGATCGTGAACAACAGCGCGACTGATCTGCGCAATGCGAAGCGCGTGACGCATCGCACATACATGCGCCCGAGCCTTGTGAAAAGATTGCAGATCTTGGGCGTCTATCGCGACGTTGATCTTGGCGCGCCGAAAGAAGTTGAACTTGATAGCGTGCAGCGTGCGAAGCGCGAGCAGCAAGGCATCAAGCAGGAAGCGACGAAGGCGGAAGACCGCGACCGCGAGATTTACGAGTGCTACTGCGAGCTGAATATTCGCGGCTTCGAGCACAAGTTGAAGGGCAAAGAGACGGGCCTTGAGATCCCGTATCGCGTGACGATTGATGAGTCGTCGAAGAAGATCCTTTCGATTGTCCGCAATTACGACGAAGACACGAAAGACCTGCCTGAGCCGCGCGCGAACTTCGTGCAATACACGTTTGTGCCGGGCATGGGCTTCTACGGAATTGGCTTGCTGCACATTCTCGGCAACACCACGAACGCCGTGACGGCTGCGTGGCGCGAGATGCTCGATGCGGGCATGTACGCGAACTTCCCCGGCTTCCTTTATTCGGATGCGGGCGGTCGTCAGAACACCAACATCTTCCGCATTCCTCCGGGCGGCGGTCAGTTGATCAAGACTGGTGGTGCGGCGATCCGCGACGCCATCATGCCGCTGCCGTACAAGGAGCCGGGCGGCGCGCTGATGAGCCTTGTGCAGAACATGGCGGAGACTGGCCAGCGCCTTGGCGGAACGAGCGAGCAGCAAGTTGGCGAAGGCCGTCCTGACGCGCCTGTGGGCACGACGCTCGCGATGATCGAGCAGGCGACGAAGATCCTCAACGCCGTTCACAAGCGCATGCATGCGGCGCAGGCGGAGGAATTCCAGCTTCTGGTGCGTGAGTTCAAGGAACATCCCGATAGCTTTTGGAAGCAGAACAAGCGGCCGGCGTACCCGTGGGACGAGCAGACGTTTATGAACGCTCTTGAGGATGCTGATCTTGTGCCGCACGCCGATCCAAACACGGCGAGCCATGCGCAGCGTCTGATGAAGGTCGCGGCGCTGAAGCAGATGCAGGCGCAGAACCCGAACCTGTTTAACGACGTTGCTGTCGATACTGCGGCATTGCAGGCGATTGGCTGGAGCAACCCAGAGCAGTTCTACAAGCCCGAGTTCGCGCGCAACAAGCCTCCGCCGGAACTGCTTGAGAAGTATTCGAAGGCGCAGAACGACAGCATGCGCGCGCAGGCTGCGATGATGGATGCGCAGACGCGTGCGCAGGCGGCGCAGGCTAAATTGCAGATTGACGGCATGAAGGCGCAAGTGGGCGACAACATCGCCTACATGAAGGCGCAGGCTGACATGATGCGCGCCCAGACCGAAATGGCGAAGGCGCAGGCCGACATGCAATATGCGCAGCAAGAGCTTGCGAACAAGGCGGCGGATCGCACGTCGAAGGAGCGCATCCAGTTGCTTGATCTCGCGCAGAACATCGCAGTGCATCCGTATAGCGCGGAGCTTGTTGAGCCGCTGATACAGCCTGCGCTGGAAAATCTTGATCAGTCTCAAATCGTTCAGCCGGGTCTTCGCCGGCCGGGAGGCATGTGATGGCGCAGTTACCTAGAGGCAATCCGCTTGTTGAAGAAGCGAAGCAGATCATTGCGTCTGCGCGCGGTCCTGAGGCGTCGTTTGGCGCTTGGGAGCAGGCTTACAACAAGCTTCGTCGCGATTTCATGTCGCCTGTGCCGGGCTCGCGTGTGAGCTACAACCTTGCGCCGAATGCGCCGAACCGCGTCGTTCAGATGCCTGACGGCAAGATCATTAAGGTGCCGCAGGGTTCTCAAGTTCCGCGCGGTGGGACCGTGCTAAACAAGACTGATGACGACATCCGCGCCATGCTGCCGGAGCGTCCGCCTATGCCGGCTGCGATCCGCGAGCAGCGTTATGGGCCTGAGGTGCCGATTGCCGGGCCTGCGGCGGCTGTTGCGGGCGCTGTAGGCGTCCCTGCGGCGATTGCCTACCAGCGTGACTCTCTGCCCGGCCCTGCCGCTGCGGGTCGTCCTGTTGAGGCGGAAGGTGTTACTGACCCTGCGTCGGGCATGACGGTCATGCCGACTGAGTTCCGCCCCACGGCGACTGAGCGCGCGTTGCAGATTGCGCGTTCGCAGCAAGACTACAGCGGCATGGGCGGAGGCTACGGCACGCCGCGCGAGATGATGACGCCGTCTGGCGCGGGGATTGGCCGCACCTACGGTTCGTTTGACGAGACCAATATTGGCGCGCCGCGTTTCAGTCAGGACATCACTGCCGGCGACACGTTCCGCAATTTGCCCGGGTACGAGGGCGAAGGCGGCGGTGAAGCAGCCCAGCAAAGGCCGGTGTCTTTGAACTCTTTGCCGACGTTTGCGCAGGGGGCTACGTCCGGCCGCTACGACCCTGCGGTGGTAAACCTTGCGCGCAGTGTTGTCGCCCCGCGCAGCTCCGCGCCGACCGGCAATGTTCCGACGCCTACGCCGCGCCCCAAGGACGAAGGGTTTTTCTCGTCATTGACGAGCAAGCCTTTATCTCGGGATGAGCTTTTGACTGCGTACAACAAGTCGATGCAGGACGAAGGCGGCGGCAACGCTGCGTTGTTTGCATTGCTGGAGCGCGCGAACAAGGAAGAGGGCATGCGCCGCGGTGGCGTTGCTCAACAGCCTCAAGCGGCCAAGGGCGGCGGCAAAGACGCTGCATTGCATAAGGCGCTTGAGATCATTCATCACATGCTGACAACCAGACACTGAGGCGACCATGGCTGACGACGCTCCGCAGCAACAAGACGATGGCGGCTTCTGGTCGTCGTTAGGCAAGATGGTCTCTGAGGCGTATCAGGCAACAAATCCTGAGAACATGTACGCCAATGCGTACAAGCTTTATGAGACCAGCGGCTTCACGCCTGAACAGGCGGCGGAATATGCGCAGCGTCATCAGGACAGCGTGGCCGCGAAGATGGGCCGCACGCGCATGCTCGCTAACGCGGTTGGTTATTTAACGCCGGCGACTGCGCCTGCAATGCTGTTGAACGATGCGTACACGGCCGCCGAGTCTGGCGACCCGCGCAAGATTGCTGAGACAGGCGCTTTCTTTGGAGCTCCGCGTGCGATTGGTCAGGCGATTGATGCCGCTGCGCCGCATGTAAAGCGCGCGTATGAAGGCACGAAGAGCGCGTTTGGGTATGCAGGCGGCGGCGACGTAGACCCTGTCTCTCTTGCGCGTCGCACGCTGTCTGAGCCGCGTGTGATGCGCGAAAAGCGCAAGGCTGGAGGCAGCCAGACGGCTCCTGCCGAACCGCCGACTGCTTACTTTGAGGTTGCGCCCGGTGAGAAGTGGGATGCTGATCTGAAGCAGCGGTGGGAGGCGCTTCACCCGCAGGCAAAGTCCGCTGTCTCTAATAAAATGATCGGCGAGTTCTTGAGCCGGTGGCAGCGCCAGACTGGCATCAACGGCGAAGTGCGGCCGGGTCTTGGCGGCTTTGAAGGTTATTCCAATCCGAATTACACGTTCCAGCCTTACGATCCCAAGCACATCGTGCCGTCGTTGAATGGTCTTGGTGAGCTGTTCCATCAAGACGCGATGATGGGCGCGCATGCGCAGCCGTTTGAGGGCAGTTTCCCAACCGGCGTCATTCGTGTTCAGTTGCCAAAGAACTCGTCGCCTGACGAAATCCATGATGTCTACAAGACGTTGCATGCGCAGGGGCTTGCTGAAGGCCACTCGACGGATATCGGCAACGGCACGATGGATATCATTGGCGGCGATGGGAAGGGCGAGACGATTAAGCTCGCTAAGGCCATCGATGCTGCTCTTGGCGGCAAGTACGACGTAGCGTCTTATCCGACTAACATTGCATTTCCTTCGAAGGGGGAAGCCTATGGCGTATCTGGGGCACAGGCCGGCAAATCACCCGGAGCATCCACACAAGAAACCGACCCTCGTCTTCAGGCCGAGTCACTCTCCCGGCTCAAAGAGCTCGTCGAAGAAGCCCACCGCCAAGGCGCAGGGCATGAAGGGGAAGTATCCTTCGGGGACACGTTAAGCCCGGGCGAGGAACATCCTGACACGGTGTCTGCGGCGCTTCCTACGACGGTCAGAGAGTATAAGGGCCCGCCGCTCCCGGGGACGAAAAGAACTGACATTTCGCCCAGTCTGCATTCGGATGAAAACCGTAAAAAGATTGCGCTGCGCATGTATGAGCAGCATCCTGCAATGTGGTCGCCGGGCGAAGAAGGCCAGACGCCATCGACTGCGGAAGCAGAGCGCAGGCTGACAGACTTTCATGTGAAAAATCTTCTTGCTCTGTGGGATCGCACGCCGCCCGAGCAGCGCAAGACAAGCCGCTTTTGGTATCGCGCGGCACATGCTCTTGGCAATCAATATGCGGACGAGCACAATCTTGAGCCGCGGGCCGCGCACGGCATGATGGCTGTTCTGTCGCCGCAAACGCCTTGGGACAAGAACGTTACTCTCGCCGAGCGTGTGATGGATGCGATGACGCATCATCAAGACACGCCGTGGACAAGAGGCATGTCTGAAGTTGCGCGCTCTGGCGGCGACAAAGGCAACGGACTTCCTGAGATTAAAACAACTAAGAATGTTCAGGGCGTGAATTGGTCGGATCTCGAAGGAAAATCGCTGCGCGATGTTCTCGCCGA